TCTTCACCCGGGCAGTGTGCCATCCGAATAGGAGGGCAGTGAACTGATCCAGGTCGGCAACGACGACAGTCTCAGCAGGGTTGGTTTGAACAGCTTCGGTCATACGATGCTCCAATCGTTGGACAACATGTCGTTCTGGCTGGCAAGCCATGGCACCACGTTGTTGGTTGCAGTCTTCATGGCGATGTACGCATCGTAAGGAACAAGCGAGTTCTCGCCATAGAAGCTCTTGGCTGCATCGGTCTTGGCTGGGTAGTAATCCGCACCGACGTGGTACAGAAACATGCCCTTGCCATTCCAACCTGCTCGAGTGACTTTGAAACCAAGCTTCATTGCCTCGATGGCCAAGCCAAAGCTCATGCCATCGGTGGGCGCATACGCGTTGTCAAAGACAGCCTTGGGTGACCAGCTCACATACCCGGCATAGTCAGGTGTGTTGGCTTGGCCGCCGTCGGTGTACTCAACGAGAAAGCCTTCATCGTCTGCGTTCTCATTGGCCGGGAGATCCCAGCCACGAAAACAGTTGTACTCAAGCCGTGTCATGGGCTTGGCATTGATCATCTTGACGCCGATAAACTGTCTCATTACAGGCCCGCCTCGAAACGACGTTGCAACAGCAGGTAGCCTTCTAGCTCCCAGAGTTTGTTGAACGCACGCTCATAGGCGTACTTCTCACCCAGAGCCTGGTTGTAGTTCTTGGGATCAACGCAAGCGCTGGTGCCCGTCACAGTGCAACCGTTCTCCATGGTGATTTGACAGACGGTCGTCGTGGTGCCTTCAAGACGGTGATAAATCGTCATCTTGATTTTGGCTTCCATGTCAGAGCTCGTCACCTTGCTGGGGATCACGTTTTCTTGTGGTTGTTCAGTCATGTGGTCTTTCTGGTGTGGCCTACTCACCAGCTACAGAAGCAAGCGAATATCTCACCCCTGACAGCACTGGCTTTTGGCCACATGGTGAATCACCCGACATTCGGTTCTTTGGGAACGATGTCAGGATCAGGGACAGCTACTTGCGCAGCTGCTTGTTGCTGGATCATGTTGATGAGTCCAACGATTTCACTCGCCCTGGAATTCAGAGCCGAGATGATTTGGTTTGCCGCGCTGAGACTGACGGTCAGCGTGACTTGAGCGTTCTTCGCAGTCATGCTTTAGGAGGCAGTATTGCTACTGCCCCCACCTTCAATTAAGCGAACAAGCTCGTGGTTGGCTTCTTGGCTGCAGGAGCACCTGCTGCACCACCGGCCTTGGGCGCGCCGGCTGTGCCGGAAGCGCCCTTGGCCTTGTTCTTCACAGTACCGGTGAACTTGGCATCCCAAGTGTCGGCAAAGGTAGCCACTTCAGCCTGAGCACGGATCTCGGCAGTTGTCATGCGATCGCGCGCACGGAACAGCTTGTCGATTTCATTCTCGTCACGAGTTTCACCTGTGGCTTCGTAGACGCCCGTGGCTTCGTTCTTCTTGGTCTTGTCGACGGTCTGGCGGATCAGGCCAACCAAGATTTCCTGGTTCAGCAAGTCCATGACCATTTCGACTTTCGTCGGCACTTCGCTCTTGGCTTCAGCCGAGTACACGTTGACCACTTTGGTTTCGGTGTCGAGACTTGCGATCTCTTTGCCGACAGTCAACAGGGCCAAGCTGTTGGCGTGGTTGAAGCCTGGGAGGTAGTGCTTTTCGCCGTCCTTCTCGTAGTAGTTCTTGCAGCCTTTGGCAGTGCCAGAAGTCATCCACAAGGTCTGGCGAATGTCTTTGCCAGCTTCGGTCTTCATGTTCAACACCAAGCCCATCGCGCCGCCGGCGGATTTGCTGATGTAGGCTGTTTGCACAGTGGCTTTGTAGATGCCGGAGTCCAGGGGGCCGGAGCCGCCTACGGAGTCTTTTTCTTCGGCGATGGTCGAGTCGGTGGCGAGGGATGCGAGCAATGACATGATGTTTGTCTTTCTAAAGTTTTGGGGTTTGGTTTATGGTTTGGTGCACTGCGCTTATGCGTAGTACTCTTTCAGTCGGTTGAGCACCAACTGAATGTTGTTGTCGATAAAAGTTTCCTTTGTCTCGAACAACCCGAGCGGACCACGCAGACGTTCGTTCACCGTCTCTTTCGTGATTTTGGTTTGGAAGACGTACTTGAAACCAAGCGCTTCCTCTTCAGGCGTGATGGTCAGCAATGCCGAGCCATAGTCCTTCAGATTTTTGAGAGCGACTTTCTTCGAGGCGATGACCACGGTAAAGTAACTCTCGATGCCGTTGTTTTTCAACGAGCCTTTCACAGGCACCTTCGTCTCCATCAACATCTCCGATTCGTTCAACGTGTCGGAGGTGTGAGCAGTGAAGATGATCTGCTTCGTAGACCGTGCAACGAATTGCTGCATCAAGGTCTTGTAGTACTGGGAGAACTGGCCCCAGGCTTGCATGCCGTTGCTGGAATTCAGCACGTACACGCTTTCATACATGTCCAGCAAGTAGGTCAAGCTGTCCACGACGATCGTGTGAATCTGGGGTTGAGTCTCAGCCCAGTCGAAGGCCTCGTTGATCTGCAGAGGCTCGGAAGGGGAGCTTTTTGCCAGCTTCACAGTTGAGATAGAGAACGCCTTCCGGGTTCTCCAATCCCATCAGCGATGCGGATTTGCCTGTGGCTGATTTGCCGCAGAGCAGGACTAGGTGGTCATTGGTTTCTGACATGATTTACTTTCAAAGTTTTCGAAGAAGCGCACGGAGGCGCATCCCACGAGTTAGCGTTTGGAAATTGCCTTGGCAGCAGAGATCATGATGGTGGCCATGATTTCTGATTCGTCCAGCTTGTCGACAATCTTGTTGTTGAGCTCGATGACCCGGTGTCGGATGGCTTCGAAATCGAAACCACCATCTACCAAAATCATGGCAAAGCGCAGCAGCATGTTGTTGCGGTTGCCATCACCAATGTTGTTGATCACCCAGCGCTCGAGGTTGTCCATCGAATGCTGTGAGTTCATCAACTCCTTGCGCTCTTCGTTCTTGCTGGTCTTCGGAATGAAGGGCAAGGCGTCGAGCACGTCACCTTCGTTGTACTCATAGTGCCCGTCGTGAGACATCCACTTGCGAGCACGCTGATTGGTTGCCGTGTCCACTTCGAATGGGAGCCACTCGTAGATGTTGGACATGAACTCCTTGTAGTCCTTGGCATCCAAGTCCAACTCGTAGTTGATCGGCATGACGATGCGAAAGCGGTTCTCTTCTTCCGTGTGACGCTTGGTGGTGTAGATTAAGCAGCAACTTAACGGTGCTGATGTTCACGCCACCATCCACGTCGATCACGACCAGGTTGAAGCCTGGAATGCAGTTCTCTTCGTTGCGATAACCGCCATTGAGATGGTGAGCCACCCAATGCAAGCCCGGTGCTTGAGTCAGCTTGTGGAGCTGTTCAAACGGTGCGTGCTCGTTGCGGTAATCGGTCGTGATGTCTGTGCTGTAGCTCAGCACCATCTTAGAGAGATCGGTCTCCTTGAGCGTTTCACCGCGCAAGAATTCGATGCCATCAGAAAAGGCTTTCTTGATGATGATGTTGTTCTTGTAGCCCCACGCCGTAGCGAGGGTCAGCATCTCGGTTTTCTGAGATGAAGCACCACGGTAGAACGGCAAGTCTTCAGTCAAGTCAGCCTGAGTCACATCACGTTTGGTCGAGCCAAGATACTTGGCCAACTTCACGTAAGCGCGATCACGAGTCAGCAACTTGTTGAACGCTTCACCGGATTCCTCGGCCAGCTTGATGGCTTGGTACAGATGGTTTTCTGTCAACTCAGGTGAGTCGTCAATGAACGCATAGGCACCGGCCAGCTTGAGGGCTTTGAAATAGCGATGAGAGATCTCGGCTTTCTTGATCTCCTCGTGCTCAGGGTAGAGCTCGGCTTCCTTCTCGCACTTGATGCGGTACTCGATCAGCACCAGGCTTGTTTCTTTGCTCATGATCAAACGCTTGTTCACGTTGATGATGTCGGCCAAGGCTTCGAGCTTGTCAGACAGTTCATCCAAGTAAATGTTGCTGTCTTGGTTTGTGAGCTGGGCATACACCTCTTCAGGCGTTTGCTCGTTGGTTTTGTTGGAGGCTCGGCTGTAGCCAAAGAAGCAGCGACGTGCGTAGCCTGTCTCGAGCATCGAGTACAGCTCTTCCTCAGTCTTGCTGCCGTTGAGCAACTTGGCTGGGGTACCGAAGAGCATCATGTTGGTCGGCGTGCGGCCCACGATTTCTTCGTTGCGCACGCTCTCCGCTGTGTTCTTGATCAGCTTTTGCTTGACCAGGCCCACGTCGTAAAGCTCGAGGAACGTGTTGAGGATTTCCACGTTGCCAATCAGGTTCGAGCCAATCTCATCGATCTGCAGGTTCATGGAACCGGCATCGGCCATGAGCAGCTTGTGACGCATCTGCTTGACCGCTGGGGCTGTGCCTGAGTCAAAGCTGAACATGAGTGAGCCCAGGCTTTCAAATTCCTTCTGCACACGCACGAGCTCCTCATCGGGGTCAGTGCTTTTGCGGTTGGCTCGTTTCAAAGCCAGCTTGGGCAGATTGTTCTCAGCCAGGATCGGGAAGGTCTCTTCGAGAAACCGCCCACGGAACTGGTTTATCACCGAGTTTTCGATGATGTTGGTTGAGAAGCCTTTGCCAGAGCCTGAGGTACTCAGGTTCAGTGCGTACATGTTCACGGGAATATCACCGCGGTCATGCGTGGCAATGGTGGTGCGCATCATGGATGCGGCCAAGCTGAAGTAGTAACCCACGAGCACACGGAAGAACAGCGGATTGCTGTTTTGTGTTTTGCTGCACAGAATTTGTACGAGC